CATTATACAAGTACTACAGCCGATATTAACCGCACCTATGTACGAGTACAGCTGCGGCAGTATTCCAAAGAGGGGCGCGCATTACGGCAAAAAGCGGCTAGAAAAGTGGATAAGAAAAGACGCTAAAGGCACTAAGTATGTTTTTAAAATGGATATTAAGCACTTTTACGAGAGTGTAGACCAGCAAGTACTTAAGGACATGCTAAGAGCCAAAATAAAAGACTGGCAGGCGCTAGAGCTTATATACGCGGTTATTGATAGCTGCGAAAAGGGCTTACCGTTAGGCAATTATACTAGCCAGTGGTTTGCTAACTTTATGCTAACGCCGCTAGATCATTACATCAAAGAAGAGCTGCACGCTAAGTACTATATGCGCTACATGGACGACATAGTAATACTGGGCGGCAACAAAAAGCAGCTGCACAAGATACATAAAGCTATAGAGAAATACTTAACAGAAAAGCTACACCTACGTATTAAGGAAAACTGGCAAGTATTTAGGCTTGTGTATTACGACAGAGACGGCAAAGAGCGCGGCAGACCGTTAGACTTTATGGGCTGGCAGTTTTACCGCGAGAAAACCATACTACGCGAGAGTATTTACTTACGTATTGTGAGGAAAGCAAGGCACGTAGGCAAACACACGACCATACAGGGCGCGCAAGGTATGATAAGTTACATGGGCTATATTAAACATACGGACACTTACGGCACTTACAGAGAGCATATAAGACCGTATGTAAATATAGGAAAACTTAAGAAATTCACATCAAAAAGAGCTAAGAAAGGAGCGCTAAGAAATGGAGTGGAGAAAGTCGACAGGAACACAGACACAGCAGCCAGCAGTACTAGACTTAACCAGCAGCCCTAGTACCGTTTACATACGAAAGAACATTACCAAAGCGACAGTAAGAGACGCAGAGGGCGTTAAAATTCCCGTTTGGAAGTACGACGAGGCAGCTATTAGCCGCGACGAGTACGAGAAAAATGAGGCAATTTATAGCGAGCTTGTAGTTATGATTGAGCAGGCAGCTAGCGCAGAAAGCGTATACAGTGACGTACTTTTACAGCAGGCAGACGCACAGGCAACGCTAGAGGAACAGGACGAGACACTAGCAGACATTTTACTTACAGTACAGGGGGTTTAAACCATGAGCAGACTTTACAAGACCGTAAAAAGATATTACGACAAAGGCTTTTACGACGAGGCAGACGTAGCCGTATTCGTAAGAGCGGGTAGCATTACACCAGAAGAGTACGAGCTTATTACTGGCGAGCCTTACGAGAGCGAGGCTTAATTACATGACAGTAGCAAATTACATAAGTATAGGCGCGTTACTCGTTTCTTGTATCATGGCTTTTGTGAACATCAAGAACGGGAAAGCAACAAACAAACGAGCAGACGACGCAGAGGACGAACAGAGAGCGCAACGCGCCAGAGAAGAACAGGCGAAAGACACCCAAGTAATGCTTACCCTTAACAATATCGAGAAACAGCTTAACAAGATAGACGGAACGATAGACACGGTTAAGCAGGACACCCGCGACAACCACGACAAACTACTTATAGCTCTTGAAAGTCAAAAAAGCATGCACAAGCGTATAGACGAGCACGAGCAGCGCATTAACGACTTAGAGCAGGCACTTAGAAAGTAGAGGCGAGGGCATGACAAAACGCATAAGAGCTGCTACGCGTTGGCTATGGGAATTTAGCAAGCGTGTAGTAGTGATTATGGCGGCACTCTATTTTATTTCTTTTATCTATGCTATGGTGTGCTGCTGCTTAGCCTTAGAGCAGGCAGCAGACACTACAGCATTAGCAACGCTTATTACTGAGATTAACGAAACATTTAGAGTAGTAGTAGGCGGCTACATGATTAAAGCAGGGGTAGAGAACGCCACCAAGATATACAAAGACAGACACCAGACGACAGACGAGGACGAAATAGCAGGATAATAGAAAAGAGGTAGAACATGGAGCAGATTATTAACAACTGGGCGCTTATTGTAGCGCTTGCGGCTTTAGTCGTATCGGTAGTTACATGCGTAATTAAGTTTACTAACATGCCTACTGCTGCACAGATCGCAAAAGTAAAAGAGTGGCTTTTATATGCCGTAACTATGGCAGAGAAAGAGCTAGGCAGCGGCACTGGTAAACTTAAACTGCGCTACGTTTACGACCTATTTTTAACTAAGTTTAACTGGCTGGCCAAGGTTATTACTTTCGAGCAGTTTAGCGGGCTGGTAGACGAGGCGCTAGAGGAAATGAAACGCCTATTAGAGAGTAACAACGCGGTAAAGGATATTGTAGCTAAAGAGGAATAGGGGGCGCAGATCATGGCAACAGCAGCACAGGTAAGTACATTTATACAGACGATAGCGCCATTAGTGCAGAAATACTGCAAAAAGTATGGCTACCACGTAGCTAGCCCTATCATTGCGCAGGCTTGCTGCGAGAGTGCATACGGTACAAGCTGGATAAGCAAAGCGCCTTACTGGAATTTGTTTGGCATGAAGTGCGGCGGCAGCTGGACTGGGCGCAGCGTATCTGCCAGAACTAAGGAAGAGTACACAGTAGGAACGCTTACCAGCATTGTAGACAACTTTAGAGCATACGACAGCTTAGAAGAGGGCGTAGAGGGCTACTTTAAGTTTATTTCATGGAGTAGATACGCTAACCTTAAGACAGCCACAACACCGCAGCAGTACTTAGAGTACATTAAGCAGGACGGTTACGCGACCAGCAGCACATACGTAAATACTAATATGTCTATTGTGAACACGTACAACCTTACAAAGTACGACGACTTTACAGTAGACGCGCAGGCAGCAGCACCAGCACCAGTGCAGCAGCCAGTATTTAAAGCTACTGGCACAGCAAAAACGACAGCTAACTTACGCATGAGAGCAGGAGCAGGCACGAGCTTTAACACGCTCTTAGTAGTAAACAAGGGCTGCACAGTAGAGGTAGACGGCACAGTAGTTAACGGCTGGTATCATTGCAAGTATGGCAATACCGTAGGCTATATGTCTGGCAACTACCTTAAGAACGTACAGACCACCAGCAGCACGCCTGCTGCCACACGCACACACAAAGTAGTAAAGGGCGACACTCTTAGCCAGATCGCAAAGAAGTACGGCACAACCGTTAACGCTATTGTGCTGGCAAACAAGAGCAAGTACCCTAAGATTACAGCTAACTATATTGTAGTGGGCTGGGAGCTTGTAGTATAATGTCACACGACGAGGCAGTAAAGATATTAGCAGCTAGCGCAGCATGTCAGCTGCAATATGGCTGCGATATATGCCCGCTGCTGCCGTTTCTTGTAGATCATGGACGGCAAGAGGGTTACTGCAGAGAAAACACAAGCCCAGAAAAAGTGCGAGAGGCAGTACAAGTAATACACCAAGAGGCGACACTTAAAGCAGTTTTAGACGGTACGGCAAAGCTGTAATAAGTGACGCGTAACTAACAAACGACAGGCAAAAGCCCAGTATAACAGCCTATACCGTTTCTGTAGAAGAGGCTGCTAAGGCTGGTAAGTTTTAAGAAATGCAGCAGTTACGAGGGTTTACGAAATTACAAAGCAGTTTAAGAAAGTACAAAAAAGTAAGCGTAACTAACACGTAACTAACAAGTAACTAACAGACGTAACTAACAAAAGAGCTACCCAGTATAAATGCTAGGTAGCTCTTTTTATTTACGTTATTTTCTCTATTTCCTGCTTAAGCTCTTCTAATGTTCTATGCGTGTATACCTTTTCTGTTATGTCGTCTATAGCGTGCCCTACAATGAGCTTAAGTATATACTCGTTAACGCCGCACTCTTTGGCTTTAGTTATGAACGTGTGGCGGGTATCGTGGGGCGTATGTTTTAGCCCGTACCTTTTCATAATCTTACGAAAGCGCCCGCGCCACTTATCGTAGGTTAAGTCTATACCAGTCTGGCTAGTATCATCATAAAACAGGGTAGACGCGCCAGCGGCAGCAGCTTTGTTATAGCAGCTTTCGACCAGATCATAAACACGGCTATGTATCGGCACAAC